CTGAATGATCGCGTCTTCTGCCTTATTGCCGTGCTTCGGTGCCTTCGGCATATCCGTAATAATCGGCGACTTAATATCTATCAAAGAGCGACCTGCCATCCGCTCCAAACGCCGAAAGTTCTTCAGCACATCTCTCGCATTACATCTTGTCTGTTTGAAATCTACCTCTCGTAACAATTGCATCAAGTCAAACCGCTCCTTTATGTGATATAATAAATGTGTTGGATTTATTGAATCAGTCGGAGCGATCCGGCTTTTTTATTTGTCATTGATTAGTTCCATATCCACCAATCTCGCTACAGCTAAATTCTCTTTGCTTTTAGCTGTCCATTTATCACATTCCATTGTGTTTTCAATGCGAATGATTGCTGAGTGATTATAGAGATGCTCTACATATCCACGAAAGACGCATTTGAATCACTTCTTCTGTTGTCATGATGGATCACCTCGTTAAAACCGTTCTTCCTTGAACGTATTCCGATATTTCTTCGCTAAGATCAGCGGTACTCGATATTGACTGCAGAAGAGTTTCGCTTTGATTTTGAAATCTTTTGTCTGCATCCCTTTAACATCTACGACTTTGACAAGTTTGCCGTTTTTATAAAATGTGAAGTCGGGAATATACTCGATCTTGCGATACTTCTTTCCATCTAGTTCAAATTTTGGCATCAGCTCAAATCGTTCCTGAAGTTTCACTTTCCAGCCATTCGCTTCCGCTTGCCACAAGGCTAGATCGTAGTACTCTGCTTCTGCGATAGAATCGAACTTGATACCTCGATGGATAGTTTTTCGATTACGATATTTATTCATTCTCAAGAAGCGCCTCCTTCTTAGCCTGATAAGCAGCAAAGCGGGCTTCTAATTCTGCTTTTTTATCAGGATCTAGCGTCTTTTCTTCTTGAGGTTTGTTGACCCAATCAGGTAACTTTTCACGCCGTACATTGTTTTGACGTTTAGGAAGATAGTTTTGTTTTTTCTTGTTTTTAAAAGCTTCTTGGGCTTTTTCTGCTGATTCCATTGTCTTAATTCCTTGATTACTCCATGAATTTAATATCGCTTCAACGTATTTTTTCAATCCTGGCATCTCAACGTTGTTTTCGAAAGCTAATTTAAAAGCAAAGAGAATCATATCTGCTCCCCAAGTTTTAATCATCGGTCCTAATGCTCCTTGCAAAAGTCCAGTAGGTGCTTTCCCCCAGTTTTTTTGGATGAACTCATACACGCCTATATCATCTTCTTTATTTGTCTTGTTTTGTTTTGTATTGTTTATATAAGCTGAAGGATTTACTGTAGAATCTACTGAAGGATTTACTTCCCTATTTACTTTCGGATTTACTTTACTATCTACTGGAATATTTCCAGTAGCGGAGTTTTCTACCGTATTATCTACTGTAGTTTTTACTGTAAATTTTCCAGTTAAATCAGAAAGGATATAAACACCAGCTTTTGTACGACCTCTCTTTTTATATTGAAGGAGTCCGTTTTGGATCAATTGATTACGATTGTTAATCAATGTTTTTTCAGACGTTTTAGTCATTGCTTGTAGCCTTGTATTGGCAATCGATAATTCGCTCTGCCATCCACTTTTGTTTGCTATAGCCATTAGCTTATACCAAAGCAGTTGGGGACCAGCGCCAAGCTCGTTATATTCAAGCCAATTGTCAAAAGCATTAAGCTGTCCGATGTAATCCAATTGTGTTCCTCCTTTCGTTTTGATGTTAAGAGGGAGATAACTCTCTCGCTATTTATTTAATGGTGGATTAGATGCATCAAATAATCCAGTTTGTACATCTTCATTTTCTTCAGATATAACCTCTGCTTCTTTTCTTTCAGGAATATCTTCTTCAACTTCTGTTTCAGCAATAATGCTGCCGTCTTCTTGAACCCTTTGGACTCTCTCATCCGATGTGGTGGCTTCTTGCATTTCGATGGACAAGATTCCCCATTTAGAAAGAAGATTTCTCAAAACAGTTTTTCGTGCCATTGCATTGTAATCAGATGCCCACACACCACTTAACTTTGTCTTATCGCGATCTTTATTGTTAGCAATCCGATGAGCTTCGATTTCTTGTTTGGTCCAATAGACAGTTTTTTTGAATCCATTCAGTAACTCGAAATAGCCAACATATCCAATGACTTCATCAGACGTTCTACCATTTGGATCAAACTCAAACTCTTCTGTCAGTCGGTTCCAGCTTTTTAGTTCTCCTTCGTAAACTTCGATCACATTTAATGCTTTGTATTTACCTGATCGTTGGGCTAATTGGATATATCCTTTATAGCCAAGCATGAATTGAGCTTTCTTTTCCCATTTTCCTGTTTGCTTGTTTTTACTATTGAATGGAACTAAATATGCATAACCTAAATTCTTATCTAGCCCAAGATTTAATGTTGCAGCAGTTAACGCACCACTCATGATAGACATTGGTTCACTATCTGCAAGATAACTGTCATTAGATACAAGAGTCATAACATTCGACATAAAAGCATTAGCATTGTCATGAAGTACTTCTTCGAATTTCTTTCTCATTGTTGGTGTATTCATTAGAGCTTTAAGCCCTAACTGTCCTGGTGCAACTTGTTTCTGTGGCTTTGCTGCCAATTGATTTTTTAACGATTCATTTGTTGCCATATTATTTGATCTCCCTTTCGGTTAGCCTTCTTGATTCAGTAACGTTATAAATCTCTTCATCATTTGCGACATCTGGATATTTCTCTGCTAGTTTCTTCGAGTTCATACGTCTCGTACGGACAAATTTCCAACTGATGATGTTTTTTTGAGTGATACCGATACTGGCTTCACGTTTACCTAGCTCGCTGATAATCTCGTTGTCTACTTGACGGATAGCTGATTCAATTTCTTTCTTAGTCCGTTTGAGTTCGTTTTTCTGTTCAACTAGTTCATCGAAATGAATTGGTAACGTCGTTTGAACGTCTTCAACATCTGCATACTTCTCTTTCAAGAAATCAGCTGTCGCTTGACTACCATCAATAATTGGCTCGATACCTCCAAGAACGTTTGTTTCCCAAAACTCTACTAATTGTTCAGTGATTGTATCGATCAGCTCTTGATCTCGTTCAATCCGCTTCCAGATAAATTTTTGACCACCGATTAAGACAGCGATGTAACAATAGTCTTTGTTTAAAACGTTCATGTAATGCTGAACTTGACAGAGATAGCTAAGCGGTACCTCTTCACCTTCCCACTCTTTTCCGAGAAATTGATTGGCTGTTTTACATTCCAGAATGGCATTTTCTCCCACTACTTCCCGATCAATATTTGCTCTTAAAAATGGATGTAATGGATGTTCAAAGACTTGGTTTCTTCTGCGAACCTTTTTACCTGTCCGTTCTTGAAACTCTTTAGCAACCACTTCTTCTAAAACATTACCCCAATAAGCGGGCTCACTTCCTGATTCTTCAAGTACTACTTGTCCTGTTTTTTCTAGCCAGAGTTGATAAGGTGATTTCCACTTATTCAATCCTAAAATCGTTCCGACATCAGAACCTCCGATGCCTTTCTTGCGGTCTTCAAGCCATTCTTGACGGCTCATTTCTAAGGTAGATTTACTCATCGTCTTCCTCCTCTTTATGTGGCGTGCCCCATTCGGGAGTCGTCAAATACTGATCGAGCGCTTGTCCAAAATCATTCATTGTTTTAGCCTTCCTTTCGTGCTAAAATACAGTTAAGTTATTTTGATATGTTGCCGATTAGCGATTGCCGTCGCTGGTCGGTCTTTTTGGTGTTGGCATTTTGAAACTTTCTCTTGTGCACGTTGCTGAAAATACCCCTCCCCAAACTATCAATGCAAATCTAACATTAATGCTAGCCAGTACGATTGCTACTAGACTCATAAGCAAAGCGCTCTTGACAGTCATTTTAAATACAGTTTTCATTTCTTTCTCTCCTCTCTATATTTAGCAATTTCGCTAGCCAAATCTCGGTTCATATAATTGTTTAAAAAACGGTTAACTTCAGCTTTGGGTATCCGTATCTCTCCAATCTTTAAGCAACCCAAGTACCCCATATCGATCAAAGCTTTTACATTTTGAGGATTTGTTGTTATAGCTAATGCCGCTTCAGTAACTGAGTAAGTTAGTTTTTCGACGTTTCTCTTACTGTTGCGCTTCAAGACAACTTTTTTTGGAAAAATATTTTCCAATGTTTCCATTTCCATCATCCTTTCATATATCCTTGTACCACCCAGTACGAGAGCCGTTCCTCACTAAGCTTGCGAATATCGATTCCAAGTATTTCGCATAATGCACTTATTAGTGTTACTTCCACCATGATTTCGTCTAAAAATTCATAAGCATATGCAATGATTTGTTGACGATCATCAACAGTTAAGTAATTTACTTGTTTAAGAAGAATTTTTTCTACTTCTTGCTTCTTCTGTTTCCGTTCATCTGATTCAATCATTTGCAACTTGTCTAATGATGAAGGATCTCTTCTATAAACATCACTATCAATTGATTTGAATAGACCGAAAAACTCATGAATCACTTGAAGAGTGAAATCTGAATCTCTAAAATGATCCGTTAACGCCTGAGCATTTTCCAACGTCACGGGCTTCGTATTAAGCAATGTTGTCCAATCGCTTAATGACTGTTGAGAGACGTTGATTTGTCTTGCTATTTCCTTTTTGGTCTCACCACTCTTATTAATTACTTTGACTAACGATTCTCGAATAACACTTGATTTTTTTAACAGTTTAAACACCTCATATTCTTATTCCCCCGTATATCAATACGAGCAATTTTTTTATACTATTAATTTAAAGAATCAAACGAAAGCTGCTTCGTCTAATTCACGTTCAAGCTCTTTTTGAACTTCTTCAACTAGACGATCGAGTTGATCATCATTTGCACATTTGATGATGTGGACTAGTCTAGGTCTAGCATCAAGTACGATGTTTATTTTTTCTTGTCGTGTCATTAAAATCACCTACTTATTTATTTGATATAATCTCACTATGGAAGGTGGTGAGATTATGGCTTATAAAGAATCTATCGTTAAAAAGATAATCGAAATCGTTGAAATAGCTCCTAAAGGGACAAGTACCCACTATTTAGAAGGTTTCAATCAAAAAGATGTAATCGATACTGTGAACTCTCTTCATCTAAAATATCCCGACAATATTTTAGAAACAGAAAGTTATTATAGTGAGCTTGTTCCAATTGTAATTAATAAATAATTTCTGGTTATTCTCCTTTTGAATTTTTGAAGTATTTACTCAAAGGGAGAATTTCTGGTCCTACCAAAACATCTTTTATATCAACTTCATCTATAAAACATTCGATTTTTAGTTTTGGCTTGCCTGATGCTGGCATAAATAGTTCAATATTTGTTACTCCACGTCCTAATGTCCAATCATTTAATTTAATTTCATAATTTGGTGAAATTGTTGGGTTTTCAACTTTAGGTTGTATTGAGAGTTTTAGCAGATTTTTTATTTTTTCTTGTCGTGTCATTTGGAAGTCCCCCTTGTTTTTAACTCACTTTTGTACGATATTAGACGGATAATAGATAACTAGTAATTATTAATAAAACTAGCAATGCGTAGAAAGGGTACCAACTATTCCTAGGTTCTAATTTACGCATTGTCTGAATACAAAATATTCCAAATATCCATATTGCTATTATTAAAAATTTCATTTGGAAGTCCCCCTTGTTTTTAACTCATTTTTGTAGTTAAAAGCCATAAAAAAAATTTTTTCTTTAGGAACATGAAAAATATCTTCTAGATGTTGCATCTGGGAAGGCTTAGGCAAGGTACGTCCTACCTCCCAAGAACTGATTGTTTTTTGGGATACTTTTAATAAAGACGCTAGTTGAGATTGAGAGATCCCTTTTCTAGATCTTATTTGTCCCATTTTGTTTTCCATACATTTCCACCTCTCTTTTACTACCTTATGTAGTTATAATATACTACAAAATTTAGTAAGTCAACTATTATTACTACTTTTTTTTGTATTAACTGAATTTCGTTGTACCGACTATGCTTTGTAGTATATAATTTTATTAAAAGGAGGACTTGCTGTGTTAAAAGATCGAATCAAAGAGTTAAGAAAGCAACATGGCTGGACCCAAGCAGAACTAGCAAAAAAAATGAGCGTGTCCCAACAAACTATAGGAAGTTGGGAAGTAGGTCGTGCAGAACCTAATTCAGAAGCACTAACTAAATTAGCTCATCTATTTAACGTTAGTACTGACTATCTATTAAGTAATCATAAAACTCCAGAATGGGCGACTAAAGAAGATATAATTGAACTTGATAAACTACTTGAATCAAATGCTAACATGGCTTATGGAGGCGAAACTTTAACACCCGAACAGCTTCAAAGAGTCAGAGATGTTTTAGCAGGCATGTTTTGGAAATTCAAAAAAGAAGACAAGGACAAAGAGAAGTGATTGGGTATGGAATTGGATGTTATCAATTTAGTGGAAAACCTAAAGCGGAAGTATCAATCCGCTAATCCATTTTATATTTGTGAAAAAATGGACATTCAAATTGAATATGTTCCTTTTATTGATGATCCTAAAGGTCAATTCCAAGAGATTTTAGGCCGTGCTGTCATTCTTTTGAATGACGAATTAAAGGATTCTGAGGAAAGATTTTACATTTGTGCTCATGAGCTTGGTCACGCCATCTTTCATCGTGGGTTATCTAGCTATTATGTATCTACACGAACATCCAGAAGCAAATCAGAAAGCGAAGCGAATTGCTTTGCTGCTAATCTCATTGTTTCTCTTTATAAAGAAGACAACGATCAATACCCTAGAAAAGTTGAGGAATTAACAAATTTGTATGGGCTTCCTGAAAGTATGTATAGATTTTTAATTTGAAATTTTTAATGTTTGAATAATTAAGTATTGAATTTTTTGACTTTGTGGGGAAAGTGATTACATAAATTCAAATACTTTTTGTTGGGAAGACTATCGCTCCCTGCCTTAGTGGGAGCAATACTATTAGGAGGTTTCATCATGGAAATGGAAAAATTTCAAGATAGCTTGAAACAATTAGGTAAAAGAGTGGTTGAATTAAAAGATAGTATTGGTACAGAAGAAGCAACAAAGACCTCATTAATTATGCCCTTCTTTGTTGCACTTGGTTATGACTTGTTTAACCCTACAGAGTTTGTACCAGAGTTTACTGCTGATGTAGGTATAAAGAAAGGCGAAAAAGTTGATTATGCAATTGTTCTTGATGGGCAACCAACTATACTTATAGAAGCAAAATCGATCAATGAAAAGTTAACAAAACATGATTCTCAACTATTTAGATATTTTGGAACCACTACTTCTAAATTTGGTATATTGACGAACGGCGAGGAATACAAGTTCTTTACTGATTTAGACGAACCAAATAAAATGGATCTTACTCCTTTTTTAACTATTAATATTACAAAAATTAAAGACAGCCAACTTCCAGAGTTAGCAAAATTTCATAAAGACAATTTCGACGTAGACAAGATTACAAGTTCTGCAGCAGAACTTAAATACTTAAATTCATTAAAGGCTTACCTGTCTTCTGAGCTAAACGAACCAACGGAAAATTTTGTCAAATATCTTCTTGGCGAAATTTATGACGGAATGAAAACAAAGCAAACTATTGAAAAATTTAAACCAATTATAAAAAAAGGATTAAACCAATTTATCGCTGAAAAAGTTAATGATAAATTAAGCGCTGCTTTGAAAACATCAGTTACTGTTGAGGATACAGAAACTAAATCAGATTCTGATACAACAGATGAAACTGATAGTGAAATTGTTACCACTCCTGAAGAATTAGAGGCCTATACTATTTGTAAAGTTGTTTTAAAAGATACTATTCCTTTAGACCGATTATTCTATCGAGACAACAGAAGTTACTTCAATATATTATTAGATGACAATATCAGAAAATGGATTCTAAGAGTTCGTTTCAATACAAATGGAATGAAAATTGAATTAAACGATGATAATCATACAGTTTATGAATTAAACGAACCAATAGATATCTATAACTATTCAAACCAAATTATTGATGTTGTAAATAAATTTTTATAAAACAATTTATTTATGGGCGACTATCACTACCTGCCATTAAGTGGGAGTAAAAAAATTTAGGAGAATTGAAAAGTGTCGAATTTATTTCTTTTTATTATATTTGCTAGTATAGTCTGTTTTTTTATCGGTTTAATATTATTAATATTAAATTTGATGAAAAATAAAAATAAAAAAACGAGCATCATAATTACCATTTCTTCTATCATAGTTTTTATTGTAAGTGTTACTGGTTTTGAAAAAACTTACAATGCCGGAACAGATGATTCCGACAATAATTATTACGAAACAACTTATGACCCTTCTGTTGATAAGGCTTCAACAGTTCAAAGTGACTCAGAAGAAGGTTCTCTAGAGAGCAATAACTCAGAAAATCCTACTGTAGAATCATCTGAATCATCATCAATAAATTCCAAAATTTCTGATTTACTTGAGCAAAACAAAGGATTTGCAAATGGAACTCTAGATGAAAATGGAAATTCTACGGAAAATGGCACTCCCAATCCATCATTTAATTGGGCATTAACTATTGATAAGATTACTTATGAAAATAATCTACTTAAAGTAATCGTAAACGATAATTTTTTTAAGTCTTAATAAAACAGAAGCGGATGCTGTCTCACTCTCTGCTCAAAACGCCGCTGTTTCCATAATAAGCGAAGATAAAAACTGGGATATGAAAAAAGCAGGCAATGGCTTATTTACTCAAGTTTACTACAACGACAATGTAATTGGTCGCTCAAAGATGACAAATGTCAAAGAATTTAAATGGCAATAACCAAAGATTTGCCTTCGGGCTTTTCTTTTTAAACGTAAAAGAACATAAGTTCGTATACTTCTATTGAAAATACGGATTTTACATCTATTCCCTCTCTATATGTACCGAAAAAATTTAATTATCGTACTAATGACATAGCAATATGAAAGGACTGATTTTGTGCGTGGCGGTGTGAGAAAACGTGGAAAACGTTGGTATTATTATTTTGAAGATATCAATGATGATGGCTCAAGAAAAAAAGTGGAGAAAGTTGGCGGAGACACCCGACCAGAGGCCGAAGCTGCTTTACGAAAAGTTTTATCAGATATTGACGAAACAGGACAATACTTTTTAGGTACGGATACTCGAGTAAAACAATACCTTGATTTTTGGATGGAGGAATACGTTAAACTAAATCTAAAATACAATACCTATGAAAACTACCGATTTACCATCAAAAATCATATAAACGGTTATTTAGGAAAGAAAAAACTTACGGATCTCTCCCCTGCTCTTTTACAAAATTTCATTAATGCTGAATTTAAAAAGGGTTACTCAAAGAAAACAATGACTATTACTCACTCTGTCCTTAAGAATGCGCTGAATATGGCGGTTTATCCTTGGGGGTTAATCAAGCAAAATCCTATGCTGTATGTAAAGATACCAAAATACGAAGAACGACCAACGACTAAAAAAGATCTAAAAATCATTTCTCTTGAGGACTTTGATCATATGCTAGAAATTACTCCTGAAGGACATCCTTTCTATATTCCTTTGAATATTGGATTTTATACGGGAATGCGCGTTGGCGAAGTTTGTGGTCTGACGTGGGATAATGTCGATTTTTCAAATGGAACAATTACTGTAGAGAAACAAATGGTAAAGAATGATGGCGAATGGGTATATGGTACACCAAAGACAAGCAGTTCCAATCGAACGATTTTTATTGGACAAACCTTGCTAGCAATTCTGAAAAAACATAAGAAACAACAATTAGAAAATCGAATGAAGTATGGAAAGCTCTACATTGATTCAAATGCAGTATGTACGAAGGAAGACGGTGAACTAGTTACGCCAAGTGTGGTTAAATGGAACACAAGAAGGATATCGAATGCACTCTCCCTCTCTTTTAACTTCCATTCTCTAAGGCATACTCATGCTACACTTCTTCTCGAAAATGGCGCAAAAATGAAAGAAATCTCTGAACGATTGGGCCACAGCAGAATTTCAATTACGATGGATACTTACTCGCATGTAACAGATAAGATGAGAAATGAAACGGTCGATATCATGGAAAATCTTAGAAAGAATTCTTGATTTTTGCCACCGAAAAAAACCACCGGTGGCAAACCGGTGGCAAATCCATGTAAACATGGGTTATTTTTTACACTGTTTTCAAACAAACCTTGCTACTTCTTACTTTCTTCTTCATCCATTTTCAGAACGGCCATGAAGGCTTCTTGCGGAACTTCGACTGAGCCGATTTGTTTCATCCGCTTCTTCCCTTCTTTTTGTTTCTCTAAGAGTTTACGTTTACGAGAAACATCTCCACCATAACATTTAGCCAAGACGTTTTTACGCAAGGCTTTGATGTCTGAACGGGCAACGATTTTTTGTCCAATAGCTGCTTGGATTGGCACCTCAAATTGTTGGCGTGGGATTAGTTTTTTCAGTTTTTCAACGATTGCTTTTCCACGTTCATAGGCAAAGTCTCGGTGAACGATAAAGCTTAATGCATCGACTTTTTCTCCATTCAGCAAGATATCCATCTTCACTAACTTGCTTTTTTGATAACCAGACATTTCATAATCCAATGAGGCATAGCCTTTCGTGCTTGATTTCAATTTGTCGAAAAAGTCAAAGACAATTTCAGAAAGCGGAATATTATAGACGACATTTACTCGGTAATCATCTAAATAATCCATCGTAATGAATTCTCCCCGTTTTCGTTGAGAAAGTTCCATTACTGCACCGACAAAATCATTTGGGACCATGATCTGTGCTTTGACGAATGGTTCTTCTACATCCTGGATCGTTACAGGTTCAGGAAAATCTGCCGGGTTATCTACTGTAGCAGTCGTACCATCCGTTTTATTAACATGGTAAATAACGGATGGTGCAGTCGTGATCAATTCTAGATTGAATTCCCGTTCCAAGCGTTCTTGGACGACATCCATATGAAGAAGTCCGAGGAATCCACAGCGGAACCCAAAACCTAATGCTTGAGAGGTTTCTGGTTCGAATTGTAAAGCAGCATCATTCAATTGCAGTTTTTCTAAAGCTTCCCGCAAATCGTTGTAACGAGAAGTATCAATTGGATAAAGACCACAATAAACCATCGGATTCATTTTTCGGTAACCTGGTAAAGCTTCAGCGGCAGGATTGTCTGCTAACGTTACTGTATCCCCTACTCGTGTATCTTGGACAGTTTTGATACTTGCTGTGATATAACCGACATCACCGACCATCAAAAAGTCTCTAACAACTGCTTTTGGCGAGAAGACCCCGACCTCTGTAACATCAAATGTTTTTCCATTACTCATCAGTTTGATTTTGTCTCCGGGTTTGACCATACCGTCCGTGATTCGGACATTTAGAACAACACCGCGGTAACTATCATAAATAGAGTCAAAGATCAAAGCTTTTAGCGGTGCATCTAAGTCTCCACTTGGTGCAGGAACATATTCCACGATCTGCTCGAGAATATCTTCAATCCCAATCCCTGATTTGGCACTAGCTAATACAGCTTCACTAGCATCAATTCCGATTACGTCTTCGATTTCTTGACGGACACGTTCGGGATCTGCTGCGGGTAGGTCGATTTTATTGATGACTGGCAGGATCTCCAAATCATTGTCTAAGGCTAAATAAACATTGGCCAATGTTTGGGCTTCGATTCCTTGTGCTGCATCGACCACTAAAACGGCACCCTCACAGGCAGCAAGGCTTCGAGAGACTTCATAGGTGAAGTCGACGTGCCCTGGGGTGTCAATCAAGTGAAAGATATATGTTTCTCCATTTTTCGCTGTGTAATTGAGTTCTACAGCATTTAATTTAATCGTGATTCCACGTTCACGTTCCAAATCCATCGAGTCTAACAGCTGATCTTGCATTTCGCGAGACGTCACAGTGTGCGTCATTTCTAAAATACGATCGGCCAATGTAGATTTCCCATGGTCGATATGAGCGATGATCGAAAAATTACGAATCTGCTCTTGGCGTTCTTTCATTTTCTTTATATCCATAGCGTCTCCTCTTTTCATATAATCAGCACTTTCCATTATACCAACGAAAAGCAGTAATTTAAAGAGTTTTTAATTAGTCAGCTATAGAAGTTTTTTTTGTAGAATTTTGCTATACTGTTATCAAGCTAATAAATGGAGATGAAAAAATGGATCAAAAAGATTTTAGAGAAAATCTTGAATTAAAACCGGTCACTCAAGAACATATCGATCAATTCAATGAATTGCTTTCCTATGTGTTCCAAGTGACTGAAGCAGATATCGAGGAAAGCGGGTTTGAGAATAAACGAGCTTTTATCCGTTCCAAAAGACCGATTTTGGAAGTATCGAAAGTGTTCGGATGGTTCCACGAAAATAAACTGATCTCTCAAATCGCTATCTATCCTTGTGAAGTCAATATTCACGGTGCACGTTATAAAATGGGTGGTGTGACTGGAGTTGGAACTTATCCAGAATATGCGAACCATGGATTGATGCAAGATCTAATTATCGTTGCATTGGATAATATGCGCAAGAATAAGCAATGGATCTCTTATTTGTATCCTTATAGTATCCCCTACTATCGGCGTAAAGGATGGGAAATCATGTCTGATAAACTTTCCTTTAAAATCAGAGATACACAGTTACCTAAACAAATCCCAGTAAGTGGTATGGTTGAGCGATTACCAGTTGATCATCCAGACGTATTTTCCGTTTATGACAAATTTGCCCAACAAAACCATGGTGCTTTATTCCGCAGTGATTTTCATTGGGAAGAGTATTGGCGTTTCGAAAATGAAGATGAGCGCACAGCCGCTGTCTACTACGATAGCAACCATGAACCAAGAGGTGTTCTATTCTACTGGGTAGCTGAAGAAATATTTCACGTAAAAGAAATGTTCTATCTTGATCAAGAAGCTCGAAATGGCTTATGGAACTTTATTTCCGCACATTTTTCCATGATCTACTGGGTACATGGAGATATTTATAAAAATGAGCCTTTAGCATTTTTGATTGAAGATAGTCAGATCAAAGAGCAGATCGAACCATATTTTATGGCTCGGATCGTTGATGTAAAAGAATTCCTTCAACGGTTTCCGTTTGTTGGAACAGCTGATGCTTTTCATTTCATCATTGAAGATCCTGTCGCTCCTTGGAATAATGGCGTCTTTGCTTTAACATGGGATGAACAGGGAAAAGTCCGTGTCTTGAATGAACCTATAGGAAAATCCGTTCGATTGAATATCCAAACATTGACTTGCTTGATGATGAATTATCGACGTGCTTCTTATTTGGCAAGAATCGAACGGTTAGAAACAGATGAAGAAACACTGAAGTCACTAGAGCGTATCATTCCAAACATGGAAGCTTACTTTAGCGATTATTTTTGATAAAAAGGATGATGTTTAGATGAAAATTTATTTTGCCGCACCAATGTTTGCTAAAAGTGATTTGTTATATAACCAACAGTTAGTTAAAGAAATCAGAGAGCTCTCTTCTGAGCTTTCGATCTATCTTCCTCAAGAAAATGAAGCAATCAATGACAAAACTGCTTATGCAGACAGTCGAATGATTGCTCTTGCTGATACAGAAAAAGTGTTGGCTAGTGATTTAATGATTGCTTTACTAGATGGGCTGACGATCGATGCCGGGGTAGCATCGGAAATCGGTGTGGCTTATGCGAAAGGCATCCCAGTGATCGGCTTATATACTGATACTCGACAGCAAGGCGGAACCCACCCGAAAAAAATCGCTGCACTACAAGAAACAGCTGAAAATCAATTTCACTACCTGAACTTATATACAATAGGTCTGATCAAATTGAACGGAAAAGTGGTTTCTTCAGAAACTGAGTTGCTTTCAGAAGTAAAAAGATTTTTAGATGGAGGGACTTTCAGTGATTAAAGAAATCAAAAAGGTGCAAATAGCTTTACTTGCTTTTGGCATATTCGTTGTCTGCTATAATTTTTATGAATTTATCACACAAAAATATTCGACTTCTCAAGGAATCACATTTATCGTGGAATCTTTATTAGGGATTGCATTGATTTTCATGCCACAAGTCATTTTGAAAGTTTTCAAACTTAAAATACCAGCAGCAATCGTTTTGTTTTACTGGTTTTTCTTGTTCATCTCTGTCTTTTTAGGCACAGGGATGCATTTGATCAGTATCATCTCTTTTTGGGACAAAATTTTACACGCTGTGAGTCCAATGGTCCTGACAGCTCTTGGCTATGGATTGATTGGTTACTTGATGAAAGATGCTGAGATATCAAAAACCAGTCCTTGGTTGTTCCTCTTATTCGGCTTTGCGTTTGCTGGACTTTGCGGCGTGTTTTGGGAGTTCTGGGAATTCTTATGTGACCAATTCTTAGGCATGAATCTTCAACGCTTTGCTGCTTCTGACGGCACACTGTTTGTCGGACGAGCAGCATTGATGGATACGATGGGCGACTTGCTGACAAATACGATAGGTGCTGCCTTGATGGGATTGTTTGCTTGGTCTCAAAGTAAAAAAGATGAGCGTTATTTTGAAAGTTATAAATTAGAAAAAGTAAAAAATATTTAATAAAAGAGATTGTGGCAGAAGCGGGCAGCTTCAAGGAATTTCGACTTATTTTTCGAAGAAGCTACTTCTGGAATTTATTCGGAAAAAGGGGGTGTGACACTAGTTGTGTCACACCCCCTTTTTCTTTCATAGTCTCAATTTGAAGATTAGACGATTTCTTCTAGTTCTTCTGTTTTGAAATGAAGTTGTCCATCAAGTAAAGTAATCGTTACTTTTGATTTAGGCATAACATGCCCTGCAACGATTTCTTTAGCTAGTGGTGTTTCTACTTCCTTAGTGATAAATCGTTTCAGTGGTCTTGCACCATATGCTGGTTCATAAGCATTTTCAGCAATCCACGTTTTGGCTTCATCACTGATTGTCAACAGGATTTCTTGATGTTCCAGACGTTGTGCCAATTGCGCCACCATTTTGTCAACGATTCCTTTCACGTTGTCTAGGCTCAATGGTGTAAATAAAATCGTGTCGTCGATTCGGTTCAAGAATTCTGGTTTGAAGTTTCCACGTAATAGCGTGTTGACTTGTTCAGCCACTGCTTCTGGAATCGTTCCATCAGCAGTCACGCCTTCCAGCAGTAACTGTGAACCGATATTGCTGGTCATGATCAGAACCGTATTTTTAAAATCTACTACTCGCCCTTTTGAATCAGTCAAGCGTCCGTCATCTAGGACTTGTAACAAGATATTGAAGACATCGGGATGCGCTTTTTCGATTTCATCCAACAAGACGATTGTATAAGGATTTCGTCTGACAGCTTCCGTTAATTGACCACCTTCTTCGTAACCTACATAGCCTGGAGGAGCTCCGACTAGACGAGACACAGCATGTTTTTCCATATATTCACTCATATCGATCCGTACCATATGATCTTCTGAGTCAAACAAGTTCTCAGCTAACGCTTTCGCTAATTCGGTTTTTCCGACACCAGTTGGTCCTAGGAAAAGGAAAGAACCTAGAGGACGATTTGGGTCTTGCAATCCAGCCCGTGAACGAATTACCGCGTCACTGACCGCATCAACTGCTTCATCTTGACCAATCACTCGTTTATGAAGTGTTTCATTCAATTTAATTAGTTTTTCTCGTTCACCTTCTACAAGTTTCGTTACGGGGATACCCGTTAATCTGCCAACGACTTGAGCAATCTCATTTTCGGTAACGGACTCTTGAACCATCTTAATCTCGCTGTCTTTTGCTTTAGCTTCTAATTCCTTCAATTCTTTTTCTAATTGAGGTATCGTACCATGACGCAATACAGCAGCGCGTTCTAAATCATAGTTATTTTCTGCATCTTCTAATTCGTGTTTTGCTTTATCGATTTCAGCACGTTTTGCTGAAACAGAATTGACTTCTTCTTTTTCTGTTTCCCACTGCATCTTCATCGCATTTGCTTCTTCACGAAGTTCAGCTAATTCTTCTTGCAAATTTTTCAAGCGTTTTTTACTTGCATCATCTGATTCTTTTTTCAGTGCAGCTTCTTCGATTTCCAACTGCATCAAACGTCTAGTAACTTGATCTAATTCCGTTGGCATAGAGTTCATTTCTACCCGAATCGTTGCACTGGCTTCATCGATCAAATCGATTGCTTTGTCCGGTAAGAACCGATCAGTAATATAACGGTCAGATAAAGTAGCTGCTGCTACTAATGCGTTGTCATGGATGTTAACACCATGGTGGATCTCAAAACGTTCTTTTAATCCACGCAGAATACTGATCGTATCTTCCACTGTTGGTTCTTTGACTAATACCTTTTGAAAGCGACGTTCCAACGCTTTGTCTTTTTCCATATATTGACGGTACTCATCTAAAGTTGTGGCACCGATCAAATGTAATTCACCGCGAGCAAGCATTGGTTTCAACAGATTTCCGGCATCCATACTTCCTTCTGTTTTTCCTGCCCCTACGATATTGTGGATTTCATCGATGAACAAGAGGATACGTCCATCACTTTTTTTGACTTCTTTCAAGACTGCTTTTAGTCTTTCTTCAAATTCACCGCGGAATTTTGCTCCAGCGATCAATGCACCCATATCTAATGAAAAAATCGTTTTATCTTTTAAATTTTCAGGCACATCTTTGCGTACGATACGTTGAGCAAGCCCTTCAACGATTGCCGTTTTCCCTACACCGGGTTCTCCTATCAGAACAGGATTATTTTTTGTTTTTCGTGAAAGAATACGGATGACATCACGGATTTCTTCATCACGACCGATGATTGGATCCATTTTTCCGCTTTTGACTTGCTGTACTAAATCAACGCCGTATTTTTCTAATGCTTTGTATTGTTCTTCTTGGTTTTGTGAGGTCACTCTTTCTCCTCCTCTCATCTCTTCGATGTTTTTACGCAATTCTTTTTCAGATAATCCGTTTTTATTCAAATAAACAGTTAACGGATAATTTTTTAATTTCATCAACGCTAAAATAACGACTTCCGTTGAAAGAAACTCGTCGCCGAAGCTTTCACGTATTTGGTCTGCTTCATTCAATAATCGAAAGAAATTCTGGCTGAGGTTTTGTCCATATTGGACGTTTCCACCAGAAACAACTGGATACTCATCCAGTAGACGATCAATTTCATGTTCAAAAGATTCGACATCCAATCCGGCATCCGTATAGAAATTTCGACCAAAATGATTAGGTTGTAAAAAGATTTTCCATACATGGGCAATGTCGATATCTTGGTGTTTTCGAGTGACCGCAATCTGTTGAGCTTCAGCAATCGCTTCTTGAAGCGTCGTAGTCATTTTCTCAATATTCATACAGGTATACCCTCCTAATTAAAGGTAAGATCACTTATTTCTTTGATCTTTACAAAAACTATTATATCGCTTTGGTCAATTTTGGTCAAAATATACACATAGTTTTTTGACTTTTTTTCTCGACTTATATAAATCTTAAAAAACAAAATTGATTGTATGTATATAAAAAAAGAGCCAAACAAACGTAAAATTATCTTATCCATAACGTTTTTCTTTGATTTGATAAAAAGGGTAGATCTTATAAAAGACCTACCCTCAGACTGTAGACAAACTCCTAAATTTGGAGTGTTGTTTGCAGTTTTTTTGTTTTATACTCATTGTATAAACTATTCTGGGAGTGATTCTAAC